CGAAGGCCTCCTTGTTCGCCTTGTATGCGATGTATGCGTCCATCAAAGCAGCAACATTATCGATCTTCTCGTCTTGTCTCTTCTTAAGAAGCTTACGGTTTCCGTTAGTATCCTCTAACGTAATTGCATTACCCATAGCAAAAGACATCAAGCCCTGATCAAAGATGAGAAGTCGATCTTCACTTAATTTCTTGATCTCTCCCAAAGGAACTGATTCAGTTTTAGACCCTTGAATTACTTTCTCGATTCCAAACGACCCGTTCTCTGCTTCCCAGCGAGCAACAAATTCCTTTGCATTGTACGGATCAAAACCAAGACAGCGAACGTCATACTCAGATGCTGTAATAAACGCATCAAGATCATCGTAAACTTCCATCATGTCCAGAACAGTTCCCGGCATGACATGAAGTGCACCCTCCACAATGAACTCTTCATACTTCGTACGCATAGCTCCCGGCAACATCATAAGCGTACGTTCGGTAATGTAACTGCGCGACTTGATTCCGAATCTTTCGCGACCCAACGGAAAAAGAAAGGTGAACGCACAGAAGTCATCGCCCTGTGAAAGATCAGCGCCAAGAGCACAGGGAAGTTGCCAGAATTCCCGTTGACGATGCGGAATAGTCTCTTCGTACGTGAAGAAGTAGGTATAGCCCTCCATAGGAATTCCGAATCGCTTAGCAAGAATGTCATTTCGAGAAGCTGGAGCTTTTTCGGCCCTTTCCACATCAAGATGATACGTCTCGTAGCTCACCGTCGCACCGAGATTCGGATTAGCTTTCACCCATGTACCTGGATCGGCAACTTCGTCAAGTTCATCAAGTTTGTAGTGCCAGATCGAAACATGCGGAGCTAGGTATTCTCCCTTGAGGATGTCAGCTAGTTCCATTTTGATTGTGTCGCCCGAACCAGCTCGAACAGTCCCTTCCGAGCTAATAGCTACAATCAGATAGTCTTCTAGTTTCGAAGCTCCCTGTTCAACTGCGCCCACAACGTCTTCACGCAAGTCTCCAGACAGCCATTCGTCAATTGTAGAGATTTTGGGGCGTAGACCTTGTAGCTTATTAATGGCCATAGGTCTAACTTCGAGCAACGATCCGGTGAGAAAGTTCTCGATGCCCTTCTTGGTCGAGGCAAGCTTGACACGATTGACCCTAGAACCTGTAGTGTTTTGAAGAGATCCCTCAGTGAGGAACTTAAACAAAGGCCCGCGTGCGCGCGTGACAGCGGTGCGAATAGGTGACATGACTTCGTCAGCCTGTTTCATAGTTGGAGCTGTGGTAATCTGATGAGTTGTCGATGTGTCGACATTCAGAAAGTAATTCTGGATCATCGATGCATACATAGATTTGGCAGCACCACGAGCAACAATCAAATACTGTTTTAGGATCAATCGCTTCTTGACAGTTCTGTGTTCATAATGTCCTCCATGATTATCTTTGGTAGGAACGTATACACTTCGCTCAACGAAGTAGTACCAACCAAAAACCTGCTCCGACCAGAGCTTGAACGTGTCCAGAAGATGTAGATCCGAGCCATCTGTAAGTGTCAACTCCCTTTCGCAGAATTGTATGAAGCCTTCAACAGCTGTGTCATCATAAAAAATTTGAGGGTTAGCGATGAGCGCATCTATTCGGTTCATCTCCATGGAGATTTCGCGATTGACTGGAATCTCTCCAGACAGAACTGCTTCACGGAATCGACCATAGTAGATCGGTGTTGCCGTATTAGACAAACCCATACGCTAACCCCCTTTACGCAATAGATGCAACGCCCGCAATACCTAGCCGAGCAAGATGTCGTTTGACCGGTTTACTCTTGACACCTTTCTTAGCTAGATTTACTGTAGTACGACCTTCAGGAGATCTAAGAAATGATGAAACATGCTTAGCACCTTTCACCACTCTTTTAAGGTCGCTTGGTGGCGTTACACGAGCTGCGCGATTTTCCAGTTCCTTTCTATTGGCATACGTTTGCAATTGATCATTCGAGAGAGAATGATGCCCACTTGATTTCAGTTGCTGTTCAACACGCTTTGCTGCAACAGCATCCGGATGCGCAGGGAGACGTTTGCCGCCTTGGGTTTTAATAACAGCGTGACCTCTCGGACTAGTGCCCGTTTTGACTGAGATCGTACTACTGGTCTTGGACTTGCTTGAACCACCGCTGTCACTGCTACGCTCAGCACGGCGAACTCCCCACTTCATACCCTTGACACCGTGGTGCTCAAGAATATGATCCACAACTTCTTTACTTGCTAGTGTATCCATCATGCCACCTGGGGCCACCAAGCCCACCAGGGAGGATCGCCTCCATTGTCAGGATAAGCAGGAGGTGGATCAGGATCGGTCCATTCCGTTTCTTCACGATGAATATTGAGTCGCCACTCGAGTTCTTTACGCTGCTCATCGAACGCAGCAATGGTGAACGACGTTGTTGGAGGATCAAACAACAGTCGAGCCCGCAAATATACGTACGATTTGATCGCGTTATACTGAAGATCATCGGCGAAAACAAGGAAATCGTCCCAAACCGATGTCTCATCTTCAATCATGAAACCAGCAGCAGGACCAACTCCCAACTGGGTAAGCGTAGAAAATGCACTGTTGATATGTGTCGTAATATCAGGATCAAACGCTGTATAATCCGCTTCAATACCCAGAATCTTCTTAGTGCTCGTTAGAATACTTGGATCCAATCCTCACCTCCTTTCTAAGGTGGTCCTCTACGGCCTCTATAAGAACTGTATCCATATGGGACTGCCGGAACAAAGAACAGAGCTATTCCAGCAACTATCAGAATCAACCCGATCAGAAAATAACCGAGTATCAACAGAACTATACCTATGAAGAGCAGAAGTAGTCCCATATCTTATTTCGGCAGATTGGTGAATCCGGCTTTCTGCTTACCTGCTTCACCACCAGACCAAGAGGTTGAATTCGGCTTCTGCCAAAGATGAACAGGATTGCCATCGGCCTCTCGAGCAAACAACTCAAGTGTGCCATTAGCTGATTTTGACGCCGACAAACCAGAAAGTTTCTCATTTGACTTTGTCAGAACCCCGCCATCGTTCCAATCAGTTTCGGAACTTCGCTGATAACGATACCAAACGGTTTTACCATCTTCTCCCACCCAAAATACATGGTGAGAACCGCCATCCGATACTGCTGAAGCAATCAAATTTTCATCCTCCTCAGAAGGTGCAGGACCTGATCCACCACGAGCCAGATCAATGACATAGTCCCATGGAAAATCAGGACCGGGATCCCAATGGCCTCCGCCACGAGACCCAAGTTCATTATGACCACAAACTCCTCGGCCAGAACCTTGCGCTTCAGAGGAACTCAGCCTATTGATCGGAAGACCATAGTGTGCTGCTTCTTCAGCAATCCAAGCCGCACAGTTGCGAAGCATGTTATCGTGATTGTTCTTCCACTCCGCAGTTGACCACGAAGCAAATCCGCACAATTCGATAGCAACAGCAACCGGATTGAACTCAGACTGAGTCCACGCCTTATTACCACGCTTTACATACTCACCGACAGTGTTTGTCTTATCGTCGGCTCCAGTATGACTTGATGCACCGACGTTCCCTTGAAAGAAAGAGCCCAGACTTTCGATAGTACGAGCGCCTTCGGCCGTATGAACGACAATCAGACGAACGCCGGACCCGCCTCGGCTCGAGTAGTTCGGGCTTGGAATCCAAACGCGCTTGAGCGACATTAAGCAGCGCTCGATCCACTTTCCTGATCATCAGGCATAGTGTCGGGATGAGCCGGGGTGGGGTCGTCGACGTCGTCAGGCTCGGGATTAGCTTTAACATCCTCTCGATCGTCGTCACGCTCTTCAGGAGGCCGTGTATCGGGAGCAGAAGTGCCTGGGGTTTCAGTTTCCATTGCTGTCGTCTCCTTTAGTAATTGCGCAGTTCTTTCTCACGTTCCAGAGCGGCATCCCTTCGCTGCTCCGCCTCCTCTGCCTGCTGTTTGCGGACCTCGGCCTCCTCACCAAGGCGATCTTCCGTATCATCATGACGCTGCTTCAGCGCATCAATCCGATTCTTCGGAGGTTCTGCCTTGGTCTGCTCCCTCTGGTGCATCTGCTCCTTCTGCTTCTCGTCTGCCATTATCTCTCCTGTTTCGATCTAATCCTTCTTTGAATGCATCCATCCGAGCATCACAAGCCTGCTTCTCGTGTTTTACAACCGCTTTGATAACCCAAACTGAACCACAAATGGTACCTATCGCAGTTATAAACCCTGCAATGTAGTCCTGCCACATCAACGATCACCATAGACTTGTATCGCCCGCCTTTCGTTCAATCGGGCCTCGTGGTAGTAAGCTTTCGTCGCCGAAATGAATTGCATTATGAGTTTGAAGAGATGTTGCGACGAGATACTTCGGATCGATGATCCATAGCTCACCATGACGAATATCATCAGGTGACATCGGGTTCATATGATGTACTATCAACCCGCGATGGATATCGAATCCTTCAATA